AAGAAATAAGAGGAAGGTTAGCACAGAGATGTATAGCGAAGAATCTTCATTGTTCTTTCCTGCCAGTAGCCACCATAGGGCACACGCTGGCTCAGATGTCCGTAAAGATGGTGAAGCAACATGTTTCCTTCGAGCAGGATCCCCGCGTGATTCCACTTATCGGCCTGGACCTGCATGATCACCATATCGCCTGGTTTCGGCGGCCCATCAAATTCACGGAAGCCGCACTCGTACCAGCATTCCTCGTAAAAGTTATCCGGATAGGTTTTTTCCCACCACGGATAATCCACCCGGTAATCGTGCAGTTCAATCCCATGCATCTGCCGGTAATAGCTCATCACCAGTCCCCAGCAGTCGAAGTGACCGAGTACAAACGGTCGCTCCAGCAGCGGCAGTTCTCCGCGCGGCTGGATGGTGCGTAAATCCCCCTCCGGCCAGCTCACGATATGCCAGGGCAAAAGCGTTGCATCGCATTGCGCTTTATCCAGTTCACTCGGCTGTGTCGTGGCGTCAGGGTGGCTGTGTGCGATGGCGATCACCGTACCCCAGTCCTCAGCAGCGGCGTAATCTTCCGGACAAAGAACAAAATTATCCTCCGGCGCCGCAGCAAGATTCCGGCACGGGAAATAACGTTCGACACGGCTCTTCTGTGCCACCACGCCGCAGCACTCGCGCGGATATTCAGCAGCGGCATGTGCCAGAATGGCATCAATGGTTTTCTGACGCATATCAGCTCCTGATCAACGACGTGCCCGGGAAGCCACCAAACGAGAGCTCGTTATTTTCACCGAACCGCAGTTTGCAGGCCGTCAGTGTACCGTTGCACTCATCCAGCGACGGATCGCTGACAGGATTATTGTTTTTGTCGAAATAGCGGGTTCCGGCATAGTCACAACCGTCGCCGGTGCGGTACTTATTCCGGATGCACCAGGTGCAAAGGGAGTGGAGCTGGCGCGTCGGTATCAACAGCCCCTGCAGGTCCATCGGGCTGGCGAGTGTAAACTCGACCATCTCATTGGTTTCGCTGGACTTGGCATCGATATAGAAAACCTTAAGTTTTTCCTGCGTCGGATCGGCTGAAGGGTTGCCGCCAGCGAAGTTTTTAGCATCGAGGTACTTGCCCAGGGTATCGTGGATAGTCACCTTCGCCTGCAACATATCGTCATAGGCCAGGCACAAAGCAGTAATGGAACTGTCGAGGTTCGCTACTGATAATTTAGGCTGCGCGCTGCTCCCGCTGGTAGATGCCTCAATGCCCTCAATCCTGCAGGGCCACGCTTTATACTCTTCTCCTTGCCACCAGATTGATTTTGCAGGCAGCTTTTTTTCATTTCCGCCGGCAGCGGCAATTTCAGCCTCGGTATACGCGAGGCTGTAGCTGTGAAAACGAAGAACTTCGCCTGTACCAAAGGCCGTGCCGTCGACCTCAAAAAGCCTGACCTCATCACCCGGTTCAAGTTTCTGGTAATCACTGTTTAAACTCATGGTGCAAACGCCTGTTCAAAAGTTGCGGAGAGGTTATATTTTCTGGCGCCAAGCGGCGTCGGCGTGTAGGTGTTGCAGCGGTAGAGTCCCAGCGGCTCAAGCGGCGGGCGCCACGAAAATGACCGGGTGCCACCGTGGCGATCCAGAAATGCTTTGATTTCTGCGATATAGCCTTCATCGCCGGTAAACTCCATTGTCCATTTTTGCGTTCTGGGATTGAGTCCGTCCCCTGACACCTGCTTATAGCTGTCGCCGAACTGCGCGGTGCGCGTCCGGAATGTCACCTCCTGCTGCGCATTAATACGTGGGCACCACGTAAATTCTTCAATAGCCATCATCGATTACCTCTAGCCAGATTCCAGATATTGCCGCCGGGTGCCAGATCACGACCAATAAGCTCCCGGTAGCGGCGATCGATAAACGCCCCCGCTTCCCGCCCAAGCTGTTCGTAACCCGGCGTCGCCGTGCTCTTGTTCCCGCTGTCCGTGATATAGACATTTACCTGGGGCGCAGCACCGGCAGCGGTCGACACGTTATTCACGCCTGAACCAACGGCACGAACGCCGAGAGAGCCATCGGAAGCGCGCGTGAGGGGCATGATGGCCTCCGGCCCGGCTTCAGCAAACACCCCTGCGCCCTGTGCAAAAGCAAAAAACTGCGGGGAGTTATAGATGCCGTTACTGTAGGTACTCAGGGAGGGCGAATCATATACGCCACCCAGCGCATTAGGGGTGAAAGAAGGTACTGCGAATGACTGACCTGCAGGCGAAGCGCCTGTACCGCCTCCTGAGAAAAAGCTGGTAACGCCACCCACAAGCGATCCAATCAGTCCGGAAGATGATGAAACGCTGCCCATAGCACTGACAACCGCCATCTGAAGTGCGACTTTTTCAATGATCTGCAGGACCGAAATGCCCCATGATTTCCAGGATACCTTGTTTCCCTCGAGCATGGCCGTGACGTTACTGAACGCGCCATCAAGCGACGATTTCACACCATCAGAGACGGTTCCCGCGATGTTCGTCATCTCATCGAACCAGCTGTTATAGCCGCGCGATACACCGTTTCGCCAGTTCGATTCAGACGCCGCAATTTCCCTGTATTTTTTATCCAGACTGGCCAGCGCCATTTCTCTTTCATGGATAGCCCGAGTGCTCTGATCGGTTTTAGAAAAAACGCGCTCAACCTGCTGTGTTTCTTCATACCGTTGCTTTTGACGATCCCCCATCCCGGATGTCTCAGCAGCAAACGCAGCCTCGTCACTGAATTTACGGCTTGCTTCCCGGAGGTCTTTCAGCGCATCAGCCTGTTCACGGATCTTGCGGACATGATCGTCTGCTAGCTGGGTCAGTCTGGCCAGCTCAGCAGACTGCGCTCGTATCGCGGTGCGCTGCTCTTCCGTCCATTTTGCTCCGGTCTGGTTAGCGGCTGCGTAGAGTTCTGCTGCCTGTTCACCCTCTTTAGCCCGGACTTTCTGCACTTCGATTGCGACACTGAGATCGGCGATTTTACGGCTGTACTGCTCGGCGGTTTGCGCTGCTTCCCGCTGTGCCTTACCGGCATCACGTGTGGCCTCCGCCTGCGCCTTTTGTGCAGCAGCAAGATTCTGGGATTTGTTGTACTCATCAATTGCAGCCTGCCGCCATCCCGCGGCGAATTTGGAGTTCTCAGGGCCAGTCTTGCCCATCTTCTGCAGTTCAAAATCGACCTGCCGGTTTACTTTGTCCAGACCGGTTAACCCGGCCAGCTCCGCCGTCTGCTGTTTTTGTAGCAGTGCCTGCTTGTCATTATCCGATACCCGATTACAAAATTACACGGCTTACGAATGCTGAACGCCGACATTTTCAGGCACATCCCTTTGTCTTCTGCAGACAGTACTAACGTCGCACGCAATATCGGTATCGATAAAGCATGGAAAAAATCAGCCTATGCGCCGGCAAGTAAAGAGACGCGTGCATCGGTACTTGTTGAACGTATTGAGTCAATGAACAGCGCCAGCTCACTGAACTATGACGCCGGGCGCGACAGGTTTATGCCACAACTGGCCTTCGAAATTTAAGGAGTCAGCATGACAGCCGAAATCATCGACCAGGCCAACGCCCTGATAGAGCTCACCATGGAGCATGCCTTACAGCGCATTCGCATCGACCGTGACGCTGTTTCCGCTGAGCAGTGCGAAGCGTGTGGCGTCGACATTCCTGAAGCGCGTCGCGCTGCTGTTCCCGGTTGCAAAACCTGCGTGGATTGTCAGCAGTTGAAAGAGCTGAGAGGAGCCGCCCATGCTCGCTAAATTAATCGCGCTGCTAAAGGGTACCAGGCCGGAAAGCACAGAGTTCGATTACACCCGGCAGCACTGGGGCCACGCCCTCCACTTCGTTCGCGGCTTCAAGCCGAAGGGGAAAATGGAGATCACCGGCCACTTCTTCGGCGCAGGCCTGATTCACGAGAAGAAACCCAAGAAAGGTGACACCTTCACCATCGCTTTGACCGGCAACCGGACCGGCATCCTTTGCATAAAGGCCATCGAGTTCTACCGCGATCCGAACGATATGTTTTACGCCACTGTTACTTTCGAGGGATTGAAATCATGACAGCACAACTGAGCAGGGAGCGTCTGGAAGAGAAACTGCTTGAGCACATCAAACACGGCGGGGATTCCGAAGAAGAAACGATGATCCGCATGCTGCTGGCGCGATTGGACAACAAGCCTGTGGCGTGGATTGTACACGCGCGCCAAGGCGACATGCTGACCAGTGATGGAAATTTTGTAGCAAATGCTGAGGGCATTAGCAGTATTCGCTCTACGCCACTCTACGCTGCACCGCCAGCGCCGGTGGCTGTGCCTGACCGCGAACGTGTACGCGGTGACCATGCCAAATGGTCTCAAGAGACGTTTGGCAACGCTGGCCCCATCGGACCGCTTAAGCACCTTTCGAAAGAGGCGCTTGAAGCTGCTGCCGATCCTGGCGACCTCAGTGAGTGGGCTGATATGCAATTCCTGCTGTGGGACGCACAGCGGCGAGCAGGTATCACCGATGAGCAGATCACCGCGGCGCTGGAAGAAAAGTTGAAGGTGAACATGGCCCGCCAGTGGCCTGAGCCTAAAGACGGCGAGCCACGACTTCATATCAAGGCAGCGCCTGAGCAACAAAACGCACAACAAAATATTCCTGAAAATATTCTGGGAGGCTGGATTAAGTGCAGCGAGCGGATGCCGGAAGAAGGCGGTCGATACTGGTGCTATGTTGAGGAGCTAAACAGCCTCGGCAAAAGCCACTACCAGTGGAACTGCTCGTGGAATGGTGACGAGTGGTCAGACAAAGCACTTACCGGCCGAGTGACGCACTGGATGCCACTCCCCGCAGCACCTGAGCAGGAGGTGTGAGGTGGCCAGCAAACTGAAGCTGCGGCGCAAGCGCCGCCTGCGTGAAGATGTGATCTGGTGGCGCGCTGAAGCAATGGACTGTAAAGCGCGCGTACTGGAGCTGGCAAACCTGCTGGAGGAATCCCGCCGGCAGCGCGTACCGATGCCCGTGCTGGTACCAGCCAGGATAATCAAGCAGGTGGCGACGGCCACCAGCGAACCGAAGATTTGTATCAGCTGTAACGACGGCGCCCGCCACGGGTGCTCGTCATGTGCCTACAGACTTAAATAACCGGTTGCAGCCGGTGTGGAGAATCTATGCTGAACCTCGACTGTGTACCCATCTCAGCTTATTGCAAAGTAACTGGCGAGACACCTGAAGCCATAACAAAACGCGTGCAGCGCGGCGTTTGGTTTGAAGGCGTTCAGGTGCTGAAGGTTGAAGGCGTTAAGGAAAGATGGATTGATCTGGATGAGGTATCCAAATGGGCAAGACAGAATCGCCAAAACTCCCGCGTGGTGTGACCGTAAGAAAACACAGCCAGGGCGAGACGATTAATATCACTTTCACTTATAAGGGGGTCAAATGTCGTGAGCCCCTTTCAAATCTGGAAGTGAATAACAAAAACCTGAAATATGCCGAGAGAACTCTCGGCGAAATTCATAATAAAATTGAGCGAGGGACATTTATCTATGCTGAATATTTCCCTCGTTCATCCAGACTGAAGATATTTGGCAACGCTGCCACTGGTAAAACAGTAAAAATGTATCTTGATGAATATCTCTCGATATGCGAGACACGAAAATTATCACCCTCAACCATCAACGGTTATAAAAAATGCCGCAGTGCGTTAAGTGACCTTCATTCATTTCCTGCGAGCGAACTTACGCCTGCAGCAATGAAAGCATGGATCCAAAGCCGCACTACGACACTTAAAACAATAAGAAACCAACTATCTTTCTTACGCTCAGCTCTTGATGAGGCGGTAACAGATGGAGTGCTGCAAATTAATCCTGTATCGCTGGTCACAGCTTCGCGGTACCAAAGCGATAAATCGACCACAGATAGTGACTACATAGTAGATCCCCTGTCGCCTGCAGAAGTAGATGCACTTCTTGCATCAGCAGGTAACAAACAGTGGGAAAACTTGTTCATGTTCGCCATACAGACCGGTTTACGCAGTTCGGAACTCTGCGCGCTTCGCTGGCGCGACATTGATTTTATCGGCAAGACTGCACATGTTCAGAATGCGAGTGTTGTAGGGGTGATCAAGGGGACAAAAACGAAGGCGGGTACACGTAAAGTTGAGCTGAATGAGATAGCCATGGCGGTGCTTGCCGCACAGAAAGCTTTTACCTTCATGAAGGATGCAACGATTTTTGAGGATCCCAAGACGAGTAAGCCATGGGCCAGCGCTGACGCCATTAGAAAAAAAGCGTGGGTGCCGACGTTACGCAAAGCGGGGATCCGATATCGCAACCCTTACCAGACCCGTCACACTTTCGCCACACGTCACATAAGCCAAGGAGCGAACCTGTTCTGGCTTGCTGGTCAGATGGGGCATAAAGGGCCAGAAATGCTTTTCAGGCATTATGGATCGTATCTGAAAGAGTATGACGGGAACACGGAAAAAAGACCCAAGCTGGTCGGCGGCGGGACATGAAAGGAGCCGTAAAGGAGCCGTGGAAAAATTAGCAGAAAAAAACTTATTTTTATTCAGCTAATTGCATTATTTCGGACACGGGTTCAACTCCCGCCAGCTCCACCAAAATTCTCCATCGGTGATTACCAGAGTCATCCGATGAAGTCCTAAGAGCCCGCACGGCGCAAGCCCTGCGGGCTTTTTTGTGCCCTCAGTTTGTCCCGCAAAGTCCGAAGAGAACTAATTAAATCCGAACCTTTTAGGCCCATTGATAGGCCCAACGAAAAGCTCTATTGTTTTCGTTGGGCCTAAACGCATGGAGACTCCACCATGGAAGAAAAACCAAGCCTTTAACCGCCAGCAAATAAAACAAGGGGTTACGTGAAAGCGTAGCCCTTTATTTTATACAATGTCCACTTTAGGTCCACCCAGACAGGAAAAGGGGGGTCACGTCTAAACGTAACCCCTTTGGTCTGCGTGTCGTCTCTGTTTCTTAATGCTTTTACGCTTCGCCTTTCAGTACGTCCATTAACCACGCGATCAGATAGGCCAGGATAAAGAACCCTACAAATCCCGTCAGCTTAAACCAGCCATCCAAAACAAACAGGCTACCGAAAGCAGCCCAGGAACAAACGCCGGTCGATATCCCCTCGACCAGACCGGCAAACTGAAACCCAATAAATTTGCAAAACTTAACGAGGGAGAATTTTGCAGATTTAGTTTTTAGTTCCTTGCAATAGAGGGGCATAAATGAGGTAGGTCTCCAGTTTCTTTTGGCAAACAACCATATCCAGATTCTATGGTCGATTACATAAAAGCATTATGCATCATTTCCCTTTAGTTTATCTGAAACATAGATAATCAGGCATATCAATGCGAAGCAGCTCAAAAAACCGCCTAACTTATATAACCACCTATCAAAAATAAATAGGCAAGTAAACGCCGCGATAGACAGGATACCTCTTCCACAGGCATCGAACATATCAACTGCATGTATCCATATCTTCTTCGAAAGATCATTTTCCGAGGATTTTGTAGATTTCATCCTGTATCCCTTTGCACTGTATTGGGTGACTGTGATTATACATAAGATAGGGTTCTAACGGCTTTTCAACGAGAAAGTAAAGCATATCCAGATTCATGGGAGGCGCCCATACAGGCATTCTTAGCAATATTTCGTGGATTTGGCACTTCGATCTGCATATCAACTTCCTCCAGCAGATTGCTGGTGCCATGAAAGAAAAGCGTTGCTCCAGCCACTACCTCCAGGATATCCCCGGTAGCAGCGGCCCCCGCGCCATAGCGAAACCGCTTGCCATCTGTAATACGCCAACGAGGATTCCAACAACTGCCACGTTCCACAAAGAATTTGCTTGTCATGTAAATGAGATCTAAAGGGGCCTTGAATCAAGAAGCTCCCTGCCGGTAGCATTCATCTCAATGAGATTCGTTCTGGGGCATGCAAAAAGGTGTTGCGCGTACAGAATTTCAATTAAAAATAAGCGAAAATGGTAAATGGGTGTACCCAGTATAAAGGCAACTCATCGCCATATGTAGCAGCATCCGTGCAGAGCTTAAGGGTGAGCCAGGAAAATTAAGAAGAACCATAATTGAACTATTTACATATAACGGTTAGCTTAAAATATCACCCATCAACCTGAAGCGACTATGACACTGGCAGGAAAAGACAATGTTTAGTTATAAAAAGAGTGCAGTAATTATAGTTGTTCTGATAGCTGCATACTTTATATGGAATGCTGTCAAACCAACAAAAATAGTCAGAGTAAATCATGGCGCTATTTTTGCAGAAAATTTACCAATCACCACAGAAGGAAAATTGAAATGGTGGTTGCAAAACAAGGAGTGGCTGCAGCAGAAATATCACATTATTATTCACCCCTACAACTTTACAGTTGTTATCATGAAATTCAACGGGTATGAACCATTACCTAAAGGAACCAGAGATGGTTCTGTTGATGACTACACCTGTTTTAATGATAATAATGGAAACCATGATAAATGTGCATATAACAACATAGCAATAATTGTCAGGGGTAACCTGAATGGCAAGCAATTTATAAACATAGGCGAAAAAACTTATATCCAGACAAGTGATGGAAAAGTCGCATTACAATAATCAGCCGCTGCACAGTAGCCATTGAAGAGTAAAGCAGATATGTGCTGTAGCGTGTTTGACAGGAAAATTCGCCATTACTTTTTAGTTGAGGAGCGGCAAAACCGCTCCAGTTAAATCAAGAACCGCAGAGGGATGCTACGGATTAGCATAATCTAAAATTTCTTCGCCCATGAGAGTACAGTCATTGAGGAAGATGAATCGCATGCGGTACTTACCTTTGTAGATATAACCCCACGTCTGTAGTACATCGTAATACTGAGATTTATTTTCCTGGTTTTGCATTTTCGCCAATGCAGTTACATCCTTATCAACTTCTGCCCTGTCATCGTTGTCTCTGTAAAAAGCTAAAAGTTTCTTAGATTCGGTTATTGCTTGACTTTTACACGTTAAGTCAGATTTTTTAGCAGCAGCAAAAGACGAAAAACTCATCGAAAAAATTAATGTTGCTATAATGCTGAATGATATTTTCATAAAATTCCAAGCTCTTTTTTGGCTCTTATTAATGCCTTTTTTCTTTCTTCAAGGCAGTTATAACCACCATTAACAAGAAGTATGACTTTATTTACATCATCCCTGTCTGCTGCCGTATTAACATGCCTGAGGTTCCAGTAATAGGAAGCAGCCTTAACAGCAACATACGGGTTCGTGGCAACCATAGTGGGATCGGTTACGTAATCTTTATCAAATTGGCTTCCGAAATTCGTATAGTTATCCCTACCTGTAAGATCAATAACCCGCGTCCCATGAATTTAGGACTATCGCCGACTTCTGTGTTACCTAAATCACGTCCAATCCGCGTTCCTGCGTCATATTCCCTGCCACCATCTCTTGGAACTTCAGTAAAGCTTGAGAAGTTTGCAGTTTCAACACAAGCTTGGGCGAGAAAATGTGCTGCTCTTAATTCGCTATTAATTTCATAGACGGTAAAACGTTGATTTAATGTGGTACTATGGCATAGACATTATAATGCTGTGAATTTAACAAGGTTTCTTGATGTTTATAATGCCTGGCTATATTCCGCAGCATGTCTACAGTAATATCAACCACTTGCCTTTTCCTTTTTTTATCACCCATAATCATTTTACCTAACGTGACTGGACATTTGGCAGGTATTTTTTACTTACTTTTACGATCCAGGAAGATTCTCATCCTTCTGTTTACCGGTAACGAGGGCTACTGAAATGTTGTTATCAGAAAAAGCGCAATCAAACCGTGCCACTGTCTGGCTGGCGTTATCAGAACTTTTCACAGCGCGCGAGCTTCAGGATTACGATTACAAATGGATGGTTCTGCTGCTGAAAGAGTCAGGGATGAGCAGAGATGAGATCTTCCGGATCCTTGACGAGGAAGTTGCTCCTGCTCTGTCAGTTAATCTACTCTATAACCCTACGCCAGTGATGGACGGCTGGTGTGCAGAAGAGATAAAAACTATTGTCATGAAGTATCTCGCCAAAAAACCCACTTTCGCTGAGCATTTCGTGCCTGCTCGTATCCTTTCAAATTGGCGTCGAAAATTTGTTTGTAAGGAAATAAACATGCTCTCTAAAGAACTGGATAACTACTCCCGGAAAGAGCTATGAAAATCTAGTATGCTCAGATATAAAAAATTATTCTTTTTAATTAATAATAGCTAAAATTGCGTGTGAATTAATTCGAAAACGTAATGCAGAGAGGAGTACATGTCACTACATTCAGGATGGATAGCATGGTTCTTTTTTTATGGCATCATGGGATTTATGGTTTTCTATATATTACAGGGCTACTTTTTGTATAGAATCATAAAAAAAGATCCAGTATATACTAAAGCAAAAATTGCCAGCTATGTGCCTAAAGCACCAAATGAACTGGGCAAAGTAGATATTGTTATGACCTACAGCTTTATTGCTAATGATGAAACCTACAGTAAAGATCAGCAGACTTTGAATATAAACACCCTCGATCTGGAAAAATACTACGTGGGCAAAGAAATCCCAATTGTCTATTACCGTAAGAATCCTAACTACAGTAAAATTGACGTGTATGATGAGAGCCTGCGTAAATAGTTATTCGCGGATAACTACACAACACATTTTCACATATGATTAGGCGGAGGCATCAGAAGAATCGCCTGATCATATGAGCGTCGCTCCGGAACGCTTGCCGCTCCATGTAACTTCATTGATACTGGCCCATTCAATATTCATTTTCCATCATCCTCTCCTGTCATTTCAAATATATTTGTAGAATATATTTTTTATCTCATTTAAAATTACGCAATTAGTTTCGCCGAGAGAAGTTTTGGACGATGTCAAAGTATTCATGGATAATAGCAGCAATTGGCCCTGCACTGCTAATCGGTAGCGTAATTTTTTACTTCCTGAAAGGATACTGTCTCTATCTGAAGATAAAAAAAGATCCGGTCTACGTTAAGGCTAAAATTGTCAACTACATCCCCGGAAGCCCTAATAATATGGGAAAGGTAGATATTGCAATAACTTATACCTTTACGGCTGACAATAAAGTCTACACAAATGGGAAAGAAAACTTAACTATCAACACGCGAGATCTGAATAAAGACCATATCGGTAAAGAAGTGCCGATCGTCTATTACCGAAAAGATCCTAATTACAGCAAAATCGATGTATATGATGAGAGCTTACGTAATTAATTTCATATCTGCTTTCAGCCTATAAATCAGAATTAGTACGATGTTCTTACAAGGAGTCTTTAATGTCCAGTTTCTCAGGAATAATCGCAATGATAGGGCCTTGCGTTATACTCGGCTTTATTATTTTATTTATTATAAAAGGTTATATATTGCACAGTACGATCAAAAAAGATCCGGTCTACACCAAAGCTAAAATAGTTACCTATGTCCCCAAAGCACCAAACGAAAAAGGTCGCGTCGACATTGTTATGATCTATAGCTTCGTGGCTGATAATAAAATCTACACTAAAGAGCAGCAGACACTAAATATTAATACGCTCGATCTTAATAAATACCACATAGGCAAAGAGGTTCCTATTGTTTATTATCGTAAAGATCCTACTTACAGCAAAATTAATGTTTATGACGAAAGCCTGTGCATTAAAGAGAAGTCTAAACTGCGAATGGATTAATTTAGAAATTACTTAGCGTTGAGGAGGATTTATGTCGCAATATTCAGGATGGATAGCTTGGTCATTTTTTTCTGGAATGATAGGCTTTGTTTTTTTCTTATGTTAAAAGGTTATTTTTTGTATAAAATCATAAAAAAAGCCCCAGTCTACAAAAAAGAAAAAATCGTTAGCTATGTGCCAAAAACTCCTGATGAAATGGGTGAGGTAGATATTGTTATGACCTACAGTTTTATTGCTGATGAAAAGACGTATATCAAGGAGCAGCAGGCATTAAATATTAAAACACTCGATTTAGACAAATACTATGTAGGCAAAGAAGTCCCCATAGTCTATTACCGTAAGAATCCTAACTATAGTAAGATTGATGTATATGATAAGAGCCTGCGCAATTAATTACTGGCGAATAATTAGATAACAGTATTTCGCAGATAGTGATCTTGCGGCTACAGAAGGAAACTCTGATTATACGGTCATCACGCGGGAGCGATTGTCGCTCCTCACTAATTAATTTGATACCAGCACTTTGACAATTGATTAGTGCCGCATACTTTTCAGTTATTTATAACTTATTATGTAGCAGATGTTCATCCGCTCATATATAATTGCGCGAACAATTCTAACAAAAGCAGATTAGGATAATGTCGAAGTACTCATGGATAATCGCAATAATCGGGCCTACACTTCTCATCGGGTATTTTATTATCTATTTACTTGAAGGTTACTATCTCTATCTGAAGATTAAAAAAGATCCTGTTTATATCAAAGCCAAAATTGATAGCTACGTTCCCGGAAGGCCTGATGACATGGGAAAAGTAGATATTACAATAACTTACAGTTTTACAGTCGATAGTAAAGTCTACATAAAAGAGAAACAGTCCTTAAATATCAACATGCTGGATCTCATTAAAGATCAAGTCGCTAAAGAAGTGCCGATCGTCTATTACCGCAAAGATCCTAATTACAGCAAAATTAACGTATATGATGAAAGCCTGCGTAATTAATCTCATACCATTTGTTAGGGCATAAATCAGAATCTACTCAGGGGCGTTTACCGCCCCTTTTGAATGGTTCGAGTCACCAGGCTACCGTCAATTAAACCTTCAAAACCATTAAACAAAATAACCCCCAGCTCTAAACCCCCCTCACCCCTTCCCTTACGTTATCAATCACCGCCCTGGCCTGTTCCAGTTGCACACGCAGTTCATGCACGGTGTCATTATCGGGAATCAGCACAATGCAGCCTTTCGATATCTGCACCGTGACATGCACGCCGGTTTCAAAGCCTGCTTCGCGCAGCCATTTGCCTTTCAGTTGCAGGGCGGGTGTGCTGGTGTCGCCGCGGTTCGGGC